CCTTTAGTTGCTATGGCTGAACCTTTAGATATGACCGAAGCTACTACTCAGTTGGGTCTAGGTCTTGCCGCCGTTGGTGCGCTCGGTGCTGCTAAACTTGCACCTGCTGCCCTGTCTTGGGTGTGGTCAATGGTTACTCGTGTTGCAAGTCGTGGCTAGTTAGCTGCTGCTCGTGTTGTTTGATAGCAGGTGATAGGCGCGAGTTTATCCCCTGCTTTTTTTTATCTGATTGGGGTGCGATATGGTCGTTTATTGTCTGATTGTTATTGCTGTTGCTTTTTACATACTCTTTAGCGCGTAGGATCTTATGAAAAAAATACTATATTGCATTATGTCGATTTACCTAGTTTTTGCTACGACTACCGCCGCTTATGCTGCTCCGTCTGTTGGCGGCTGGACGGCTGTCGACACTGTTGTAGCGGGTGCGACTACTACAATTAACGCGACTAAAACTATAGGCGGCAAATTGATGAAATCTGCTGTTACTGTCGCCCCAAGTGCCACTAAACTTGGTAAACATCTAATAAAGGGCGGTGGTGCTGCTGCTCTTGCGCTCGCTGTTCCGCAATTATTGGGTGATGGTGTTGATTGGGTTCTCGACCCTGCTAATAATGCTGTCAAATATAAACCTGTTACTGATGATGGTGGTGGTCAGTATCTGTGGCGTTCTGTTGGTGGTACAGCTTATAGCACTATGAATGCTCTTTGCCAGTCAGATTATAGGGTTGCTAATGGTAACGCTGATTGTGTACTTGATGGCAATACTGTTAAAGGTACTGTTGTAGGCGATCCTAATACTTCATTCGGTGCTATTGGCTATCGTTCTACTAATCCTGATTATGTCCCTCCTGCTGAATATGAGTATCTCCCTATCGATACTGTTGCTGCTCAAGTAATTGGCAATGCCGAAAGCGGCAATGTACCAAGTCAAGAAGCGGTAAAAGCGGCTGCCCTTGAGGGTTTCGCTGCGGGTGAACATGATGCTGCCCTTGAAGCCGGTGCTACTGAGTCAGAAGCCGGTACAGATAATCCGCCCGATACTGCTGACCCTAATAATCCTGCTGAGCCTGAAAATCCTGCTGAGCCGTTTGACCCATCTAGCATTATTGATGCTATAAAAAAACTAGGGGCTATTCTTACTGGTATTTTGTCCTCAATCACTTCTCTGTCGGATATGTTCGGTGACTCCCCTAGCGAGCCTGAAAATACTGATGTACCTATTGATGATGCGCCGCCTGTTCGTGCCCCGAATGAGTTTGATACTGAATATGTAAATTTTGGTGGTCAGTGTCCGTCTTTTGGTTCTCACGATATTTCTGTCGGTTCTGTTTCTGTTCCTTTAACTATTGACATAACGCCACTTTGCGAGCTTGCCGAATTGGTGCGCCCTGCTGTTATCGGTGGTGCTTATCTTGTCGCGACTGGTCTAGTCGTTGCTGCTATTAGAGAGGCTTAATATGGGTTTTTTTACTAAATTACAAAATCTTTTATTTGCTAATAATAAATCATGGCTGACTCAAGTATTGACTGGCGCGGGGCTTGGTCTTGCTACGACTACCGCCTTAACTGTATTTGTCGATTACTATAAAGCAAAAACTTTAGCTAGTTTCGGTCAGCTTGGGGCGGTGTCCGGCATCTTGGGTTTGTCCGGTGCTGATAAAGCAATCAGCATTATGATTGGTGCTTATCTTGCGTCTGTTTATATAAAAACCTTTGCTAGTGGTTTAAAGGTGGTGCAAAAATGATACGAGTTATTGAGGGTACACCCGGAAGCGGCAAAACCTGCTGGACGCTTGAGATGCTGCTGCGTGAGATTGATAGAGGTTTTTATAAAGAATTTTACTCGAATATTGAGGACTTAAAAGTCTGCGGTGTTCGTCATATTCCGCCAAATTTTGATTGGCGCACGCTCAACCCTGATAAGATGAAAGATGACCCCATACTGGTTATCTACGATGAAGCGCAGTATGAAGAACCGTTCATGAAAGAAAACCGCAGTGTTAAAAATGAGATTGGTAAGGACTTATCGACTCATAGGCATTACGGCATCGATATGTGGTTGATAACTCAATCCAATAAGCTGTTAAATGATTACGTTTTATCCAATACTGGTGAGCATATTTATATGTATAGACCACGCAAAAAAAAGGCGGTTAAGGTTTACTGGTGGTCGCATATTCAAAAAACATTTACCAAAGCTACGTTAAAAAACGCTGATGACGAACAGACTTGGCGACTTAATCCCCATATGTTTTCGCTTTATAAATCTACATCAGGTGTCACAGATGGTGAAGCGCGCAAAAGTGGTAAGCTCACAAGCACATTGATAACGGCTGTTGGTGTTTTTATGCTGATCGGTTTTATGGTTTATCGTGGTGTTGGTGCGTTTACCCAAATGCAAAGTGGCCAACCTGAGTCTGACAAGGTGGCAACTGTTCAGTCTGATAAGATTTCTAGCACTTTACAAAATGGAGAAACAAATGATAAACAACCTCTCAAGGGTAGTAGCTCGGGTGCTACAATATCTGATAATATCAATTCTATTCGACAAGATACCGCGCGCACTACAGATATTTATAATCCTCTTACTGGGGGCTATTATACTAGCGGTGACATTGCTGTCAGTGGTGCTGTAATGGTTGACGGTGAATGCTGGGCTTATAATGTCAAGGCGCAGCGGATTTTGATGTCAAGCAGTGAATGCTCCAAGTATTTAGAAAGTTTTGGTAATATGGCTTCGGTAGCTAATCCCTCACAAGCTAAAAGCTCGCCTATTAACGCCACCAATCAGACCCCACAGCCACAGCAGCAAATAACCGCTTCTATCCCACCTTTGTAATATCATAAGGCTGTTCGTTCTTCTTAATTTTATACGTTTCTTAAATCCCCTTACCCTTTAGTTACAGTCTTTTGAAAATCAACGATAGAGACCCCTCAATTAACAGCCGGTAGCAGATCATGGCATCTTTTCGCCATGACCTGCGTTTAGGCATTAGGTAAGTCATAAACTGTCAGTAAATTGACTCACGCGGCTGGTGTACGACTCCCCGACTCGACGCACAGCCGCGTGAGTCCACTCTATCTAATGGTGGACTCTTGTCCGAATATTCGGAATATATCGATGGTTTTTACTCTTTCGATTTCAAATATTTATCAATCTCATCATTTTTTATTTTTTCTTTGCCTATGCAAATTATGGCTTCTAGCATTTTCGCTTCTGTGGTTATTTCGCCATTTCTCGTTATATACTCGACTGTCATTTCTGTTATCTCTTGGGCGATTTCGCCATTCACCCTAAATACTTTATCTTTCATTTTTCTAGCCTTTTGTTTGTTACAATGTAATTTGTAATTTCGTTTGATTTTACATTATTACATGGTAATATTATTTTGTATTCAACATTTAACTATGGGTTGTTTTCATGTTAGACCATTTGCGACTCCTTATTCCTGTGCATGAAAATCACCTTATCCGCTTAGATGACGGAACTTCGGTTATTAAAGGCTCAATAGGTGACTTTGGTTTCAAGTTGGCTTCTCGTCACGTTGATCGTTTAGATAGTGGGGTTTTTGAAGCTAAAGACCTTTATGCCCCTTATGAGTCGTTACCGTCTAGTTATTCGGGTCTAGCTGTTAAGTTTTTTGATAAATCTACGATGACTGATCCTTATGTTGAGATTAAGGCTAGCCCTGCAAAGCTGCTTCAAGGTCATAACGTCTATGGTGGCGAGAGTGTCGGTAATGCTGCTTGCGAGATGTTCGGTATTCTTTTTCAGTCAATCCCTGAGCTTGGCGAAAGGCTAGATATATCACTCGCTACCATTGGGCATATAGATACTACTTTTAGCTCTACTGTCACCAATGAAGCGATAATACCTAAAATCATTGATTATTTATCTCGTATCAGTAACGGACAAACGAAAGCTACGAAAAATAAAAAATATGAAACTACGGCTTATTGGGGCGGTGAAACCTCCCGATTACTACAATTAAAAGCCTATGCTAAATATCCTGAATTGTTGGTCACTGTTGAAAAGCTAAAAAAACAAGCTGCTGCTCATGATACTAAAGCGCAGATGCTTTTAGACACTGTTTATACACCCGAATTACTAGAGTTTTCCAAAAAGTTACTTCGTTGGGAAGCGCGAATAAAAGCCCGTAAGCTAGAGCGACTCGGTTTACCTGTTGGATTATTTGATTTTATTAAACATCAACAAGAAAATCCCGATGTCCTGACCGTACTGTGGCGACAAGCGTTTACCCCAATTTTTGACACTTTTAAGGGGCAAGCTATGCCATATTCAACAGATGATGATTTACATCAAATGCTTAAAGAACATTTAAAGACTATCACGCCGACTGGTCGAGTTAGTTACACTCGTGCTAACAATGCCATGAATTTTTTCCATCTAGTTCGCGACATTGGTTTTGATGCGGTCAAGGCTCGTTACTCCTCTAGTACCTTTTACGATAATTTAAAAAATCTTACTGATGCCGGACTCTCCAAAGCTTGGCTTCAAAATTTACACACCAAGAAAAAAGGCGACATTGTACCACTGGTTAACTTCTGCCATGTTGACTTTGTTGCTCAATATCCCGTTGGTTATACTCCGCCAGTATCTCGTTTTAACTTACCACTCGTAGCATAGGATCTAATTATGAAAGCCACAGTAACACGCATTGAAAGAGTTTTACGCTCAGGTACTTCAAAGACTGGTAACGCTTATTCGCTAGATTTTACGAATATTACTTTTGTCGTTCCAGTCAGTGAAGCTGACCAATTCGGTACAAAAGAGACTACTTTTCAATATGGCAAGTCGTCTAATTTTGCAAATCTTGAGTCTTTACGTGGTCGCTTACCTGTTGAAATGGATATAACGATGGGCGTTGAAATGGATACTTATGGTAACGCTAAAACTGTCATTACTGACGTTAAAGCCTTGCCAAGTTCAACCTCTGTTAATACTGCAAAATAATGTACTCGTGTAAAGTAATAGATGAATTTGGTGTTTGCTCTGAATGGGTCGAGCAATCCAATTTTATTACTGAGCTATCCTCTTTAACTCACGCTCAGGCAGGTGAGTTATTAACCCTGACAGCCTTACTGTTTAGCCTAGCTTGGTTATTCAAAATGCTGTCATTAACCGCCCGTAGGGGCTAATTGTTGGAGTGTTCAAAATGGAACAAAATCAAGTTGTTATCGCTGAAAAAAATGGCAAAACTTTTTTAAAGTCTGCTCATAATAAACTATTAGTTGGTGCTGCTGCTGCGCTG